GCAGATAAGGGTACAACAACAGATATATCTACTATCAATGAGACAGGTATTTATGAAGGTAAGGATGTCACTGGCTCACCTGTTCAAGGGGGGTATCATGGTACTTGCAAATAAAGATGCTATTGGCGATATGGGATTCTTCCTTATGGGTGACGTAGGTTTCTGGGGAGCAGAGCATGATTTTTATATTAGCAACGCTGCAAAGGATAAGATGATACTCATTAAGTATAGAGGTGTTTCTACTAATACAAGCGAAACAACAGCTGGGAGCTTTTTCTTCGAGAAATTAACAAAGGCGGGATGATGCCAGAATTGTTAAAAAACGAAAAAGGTAAAATGGATCTATCAAAAGTTTTTAGGGCTTTCGCCGCTGCATTTGTATTGATATTGCAGCAGTGGCAAGCATATCGAATAGCTGAGATACAGGCAGAAGCCAAAGCTAACAAAGAGTCTTTTATGCCTCGTAAAGAAGTATATGAACATATTCAAAAAGTAGAAGACTCTTATGTCCCAAAGAATGAAATGATGGCTGTGTTTAAGGATGTGGACAAAAGACTGAAAGACATAGAACAAAACATAAAAGGAAAGTGATGAAAATAAGTGAGCACGGGTTAGAAGAAATAAAAAAATATGAGGGGTTTCGTTCTGGTCCGTACTTGGATGTCGCCGGTGTTCCGACCATAGGTTATGGAACTACTCACTATATAGAAAGACCTGTCTCCCTAGGAGACCACCATATAAGCAAGAAGACTGCTACTAAATTCCTTAGAGACCAAGTAGATACTATCTACGGTAAAGCCGTAAATCACTATGTTAAAGTACCTATTACTCAGAATCAATTCGATGCCCTGGTTAGTTTCACATATAATGAAGGTGTAGGCTCTTTTAAAAGATCCACTTTATTAAAGAAGCTTAACAAGGGTAAACTAAAAAATGCAAAAAAAGAATTCCGTAAATGGAAGTATGCTAATGGTAAAGTCAATAAAGGTTTATTGGCCAGAAGAGACAGTGAGGCAAGTTTATTTTTGGCATAAAGGACTAAAATGACACAACAAATTAACGATTTTATAGGTATCCTGATAGCTGTTGCTATATTGATTTTGTATCTGTACTCAGCTTGAGATAACAAAACGTGCATCGATTCACGATAAAAGCGTACACAGGAGATAACATGGAAAATACAGAAACGACCGTGCCTTCGGAAAGTACAGAAACGTCCGAAACATCAGAACAACAGCAGCCGGATATGGTAGTAGAGGGATCAGAAGAGGTCCAACCCGAGACATTGTATGCCGATAAGTTTAAGAGCGTAGGTGATCTTGAGAAGTCATATCAAGAACTGCAATCAACTTTCAGCAAGAAACTTGGAGCCTTTGAAGGTGCTCCAGAAGACGGCTATCAACTCTCTGAAGAGGTAGTGATCACAGATCAGGAAGTACCTCTGGTTGAGATGCTGCAGGAGTGGGGTCAAGAGCACCAGCTTTCAAATGATGGCTTGAATTCTTTGGCTAAGCAGTACGCAGAGTACCAGGATCAGCACCGTGAAAGACAGTTGACAGAAGAGTATAAGAAACTTGGAGGTGATGCAGATGCAAGGGTTGAGAACATACGCTCGTTTTTGGAGGCAAATCTCGGTGAGGAAACCACACAGCAGCTGGCAACCGGTCTGACAACTGCAGGATCTATTGAGGCCGTAGAGAAGTTGATCTCGTTGACAAAACAGGCAGCACCCGCACCTGCAAATGCGACAACCAATGTGACAAAAGAGGCGCTTGAAGCGATGCGTTTTGCGGTTGATGACAACGGTAATAGGAAGATGGAAGACCCTAAATACCGAGCGAAAGTGCTTGCGCTTGAAGCGCAGCTAAAAAAATGATATAATGTTGACAGACATTGACGGATAACTCCTCTTGAGCCTGTCAACTGTAAACATGGATCTTCACAGGGAAGGCAACCCATTCAGGTTATAAATCAGATTTAAATAGTTAAAAAGGGGACATTATGTCACAGGCTCTGAGTTCAGTAGCAAAAGAAGAATTTGATAGCGAAGTGAAACACGCCTATCAAGGGATGAAAACATTGAGAGATACCGTAACGGTAAGAAACAACGTAATTGGCGATAAGTATGACTTTAGATTGATGGGTAAAGGTGTGGCAACAGTCCGTACCGGATCTTCAGCAGACGTCGTACCTATGAACATCGCACACAGCGTTAAAGTAGCAACACTGCTTGACTACGAAGCACCAGAGTACACAGACGTTTACGATCAGAAGACTGTAAACTTCTCCGAAGTACAGGAGCTTGCAAAGACTGTTGCAGGGGCAATGGGTCGTAGAGATGACCAAGCCATTATTGCAGCACTTGCAGGTGCAACAATATCAACAGCGGTCCATGCAAAACTGGACCTTGCAGCGATCACTGCAGCGGCAGAGAAGCTGAACAAGGTTGAAGCACCGATGGAAGATAGATATTTTGTAACGGATGAGATCGGTTTGAATGACCTACTCAACGATGCAACGATCACTTCAGCGGACTACAACACTGTAAGACTTCTTCAGTCAGGCGAGATCGACAGCTTCATGGGCTTCAAGTGGAAGATCATTGGATCTGGTAGAGCTGAAGGTGGTCTGAGTGCTACCTCTTATGCGTACCATAAGAGAGCGATCGGTCATGCCGTTGGTATCGATATGCAGACAAAAGTCGACTATGTAGCTCACAAGGCATCTTGGTTGACAATGGGTCTGTGGAAAGCTGGATCAGTCCTTATCGATCCAGAAGGTGTTGTCAAGATCCCAAGATCTTAATGACCTTAGAGCGGCCTGCGGGCCGTTCACCTGATCATTAAGAAAGGATCTTAAATGGCATATTCAAAAATTACCCTTTGCTCTTCTGCCTTAGTAATGCTAGGCGCTCAACCAATCTCATCTTTCACCGACAACGACGCAGGATCGCAGATCTCAGCACAGCTGTACGAGAATACATACCATGCCATGCTCACAGAAACTCAATGGCATTTTGCCACAAGGACAGAGCGTCTGCCGCGTAGTGTTTTTGATCCTGACAATGGTTACATGGCGAAGTTCCAACTTCCTCCGGACCTGCTTCATGTGGTAAGCTGTACAGACCCTGTATACGAAATATACGAGAATGAGCTGTACTGCAACAGTCCTGCGGTGATGATAGATATGGTCTATGCAGTGGATGAGGTAAATCTTCCTGTCTACTTTGCAAGAGCGTTGGAGTACAACCTGGCATCTCTGTTCGCTGTGCCTATCACAGGCTCGACGTCGCGTGCAGACTACTTCAGACAGATATACGAACTTGAACTGAAGAGAGCACGTCATGCCGATGCTGCACAGCGTCCTGGCAGGCAGATGGGTAATGATCGTTATATTGAGGTACGTGCCGTATGAGAACAACCGTTATCCAGTCCAATCTCACAGTAGGCGAGCTGTCTCCTGATATGATGGCTCGGATCGATAACGAGCTGTACTTCGCAGGGGTTGCGAAGGCTCAGAACTGTGTGATCATGCCGCACGGGGGGCTGAGAAGACGCCCAGGGCTGACACGTGCTCATGACAGCTTGCTTTCTGGAGATGGTAAGCTGTTCGCCTTTGAGTTCTCAACTGTGCAGGATTACATCATACACTTAACTCCTGGAAAGTTCACTGTGTACAAAGACGGTGTGAAGCAGACAACTGTTAGTACAGACGTACCTTATGCGACAGTTGAAGAGTGTAAGGCTGTGGATGTAGTACAGTCTGGAGATGTGATGGTAGTCACACACCTGAAGTACCAGCCAAGACTGATCCAGCGGCAGGGGAGCCATACAGCATGGAACATTGTAAAGCTGCCTTTCGTAAAGATCCCAAATTATGATTTTGGAGCGGGTGACGAGCCGGTATGGAGTGCTATAAGAGGCTGGCCTTCAGTCTGTACATTCTTTCAGAACAGGCTCTGGTTTGCAGGATCCGCACAGAGACCTAACTCGGTATGGGGGTCAAAGATCAATGGTTTCTTTGACTTTGATACTGGTACAGGTCAGGCTGACTTCGGAATATTTGACACCCTCGACACTGAGCAGTACAACCTCATCACCAACATCTTCCCTGGACGTAACCTTATGGTGTTCACTACCGGGTCTGAGTTCTATCAGACAGCGCCGCTGATCACTCCGGAGACTTCCACGTGGAAACGATCTACAGGTTTTGGGTCCAGGAGGATTCGTCCTACAATGGTTGACGGTGCTGTTCTATTCGTAGATCAGATGGGACGTACTGTAAGATCAGCATTGTACCGTTTTGAGGAAGACGCGTTTGTTGCACCTTCGATCTCGGTGCCGTCTGAGCATTTGATCAGGAATGTGGTGAGCCTTGACAGCGTGAAAGGTACGAATATTGACGTGTCGGATTTTGTGTATATTATAAATTCCGATGGGACGCTGGCTGTGCTTAACACACTTAGGGATCAGGGCACGAACGGGTGGACGCAGTGGACTACTGACAGCGGTACTCAGGATGGCGGTTTTATCGACGTCTGCGTAGTAAACGGGATCGTATACTTCATGTGCAAAAGACAGGGTGAGTATCATCTGGAATATTTAAATGAGGGTACAACCACTGATCATAACACGTTCGCTTTAGGGCATAAACCAGGAGCGCCAATAACTACGATCGCTACGGGTCAAAGCGCAGCTATGCAGGGACTTACATATAAGCTGATCTTGGACAATTCCATGATGGAAGACACGCTAGGCGGGGGTGGGGTTGTACTGCCAAGACCGGCGTTTGAAGCTGAGATAGGTCTTGACGTACCGTTGAAGATCGTATCGATGCCGTTCGCAATACCTACTCAAGATGGAACATCAAGGAACGACAGGAAGAGAGTGATCCGGGCAATGCTGAACGTGCATAATAGTTTAGGGGTTTACGCAAACCTGAATTACGCACCGGATAAGAAGTTCACGATAGTGCTTGACAAGGCTCCAGAGCCGTACAGCGGATTGAAGGAAATATACTTACTCGGCTACAGCAGAGAAACGCAGCTAGAGATATACCAAGATAATCCACTGCCTTTGCGTTTACTCGGTATTGGGTACGAAATTGATATAGGGGATAACTAATGATAATGGCAGCAGTTGGAATGGGTGTGTCCCTACTGGGAGCAGCATCCAATAAGAAAGCAGCACAACGGGCAATGAGGGCACAGGCAGTGGCAGATACTGCAAGCAGGCAGACTACGGCCAAGTCCATGATCGCCTCTGTCCACTCGCAGAACGCGAAAGTAGAAGAGCTTAAGCGTATGGATGAGATGATGCAGATGCAGGGAAAAGCAGATGCAGTGATCAGGAAAGAGGATTATAACGATATGGCCGCGACGCAGCTTGTCATGGGTGCAGCGAGTGGTCGTGTGGTAAGCGACGCCGGCGGCTCTATCGGTAAGATCATCGAGAAGTCCGAAAACGACTTTATGTGGGATCAGATGTGGAATGCGAATATCCAGGAGATCTCACAGGCTGCTCTATATCAAGATATGAAGAATATCTATCAGGCCGGTGCAACATCCCTGGTACTTGGGAGGAATGAGCTTGAGGTGGCCAGACTTGGCTCGATGGCCGGACAGACAAACACTGCCGCTGCTGCACAGCAGTCGTTCAACAATGCTCTGGTTGGTGGTGCTAAGAGTGTTATCAATAACTATGGCGACAGCATACTGGGTATGCTTTAAAGGATAATAGATGGCAATGCCAAAATACAAAAGAGAGAAGATCAACGCCAAGACCGAGGTTGAACGCTTTGGTGGTCTGGCAGATCAGGCAGCTGCCGAAGGGCAGGGAAGGATCGCAAGTGCTCAGAAGGGCCTAGCAGCACAGCATGGACAGCGCGCCGGACAGGAGGTCGCAAGCTTCGCAGCACGGCTGAATGACTTTGTGAACAGCGCGGATCAGGTAATGAGGGCCGATGCTACCAGGCGCGGACAGCGTAAGGGTATCAAGGATGTCTCAAAGCGTAGGGAGGAGATCTTCAAGATCACCCGAAAGTATGCACATGACCCGAAGCTGATGGAGCAGAAAATCGCAGAGCTTGAGACAGCAACATATCAGGATGATTTTAGCTTCTACGGGCGTGCTTACGGAGATGCAAGAGATCGGGCGTACGTGCAGCAGGTTGAGCTAGATGCGGCTAATGCTGCCTCCCTTGCGTTGGCGGACGCCAACCAGGACCCTGAAGCGTTTAAGAGGCTGTATCAAACTTACAAGGGGGAGCTGCTGAAGGGAGCACCTACTGAGGTCGGAGCCATTGCAGCACAGAAAGCCTTTGACAAGCACGGGATCAGCACCTATTCAAAGATGACGATGACCAAGTACAGCAGGGATCTTGCACAGCAGAAAGAGAACACTGATGCGAATATCGTAGGCATGGACAAGCTGATCAAGGATGCCTCTTCCAGAGGTGATCGTGCGGCGACGGCTTCCTACCTTGCACAGTATGACAGTCTTCTTAAGGCGCAGGTGAATGCAGGTACGATGGGCGGTGCTGAAGCAGCATGGCTGGTACAGGATGCCAGGGTTACGGCGCAGACGAATGAGTTCATGCTGACCGCCAAAGAGTGGGTTAAGTCCGGGAACGGATGGAATTTCATTAATACTAATTTACGAGATCCTAAGATGGCCGAGGGGAAACTGTTTGCATCCCTGCCTGCAGCAGCACAGGAGAAGATCCTTGCACAGACTAAGGCTGAGATCGCCACGTACGAAGCTGCTGAGAATGGCAACGTCGAGCGTAAGAATAAGGAAGTCGAGGTTAACCAGAAGGAGAACTTCAGGGCCATGGGTGAAGCAGCTGTCAAGGGTACGCGATGGACATCCAAAGAGATAGCAGACTCAGTGCTGGACGGCACCCTGTCGTCTGCTGATGCCAAGCTGATCCAAGCCAATCAGGATGCGATCACAGACCCTCAACAGCTTATGCACTATGGATCTACTACACAGCTTATCCAGATGAACGAGGAGCAGATAAAAAACCTGCCAGATATTTCGTATGTGGATAAAGCGAAGATGTTGGATAAGCGCAAGTCTGCACTCAATGGGGAGTACAAGTGGACCAATACCTTGAACGGTAAGGAAGCATTGCAGCGCTTGGCGGACGACTACGGTGTAGCGATAAATCCTGTCTTCCAACCGCCTGGGAAGCCTGACGCCAACCACCTGGAGTACAATGCGAAACGCAGTGAAATGTATGATAGGATCATGGCACTCCCTGCTATTGAGCGGGAGGAGAAGGCGCTCGATATTTACAACCAGGTAAGCAAAGAGTACAAAGATAAGAAAGAGGTTGCGAAGCAGAACAACCAGGAACTGAAAGACAAAGCAAACTGGGAAGAGGCGCAGCAGAAGATCAAAGAGGAGAACGAGAAGAAGTGGCTCGGGCAGTACACTGAGGAAGACTGGATACAGAGTCATAAGGAGCCGGAACTGTACAGAATGTACTGGGATAAGGTCAAGAGCAAGTACGGCAAAGGTGCTACGGCAGCGCCTATCAACCCACCACCGGCGAAAGCACCTGTTAAGAAAAAGCCTATGCCGGTAGTTGCAAACTATATGGATACTTCAGGTACTGTACAGCAGGCTAAGAAGCTAGGTTATACTCCGATGATCACAGGTAAGGATGTAGATCTTGAGCATGTGCGGGATGATGTTAAAAGGCAGGCGTACCCGATCATGAAGAAGTACGGCCTTGGTGTGAAGGATGGGTATCGTGCCACAGCCGGCGGAGGAGCAAAGAAGTCACAGCACCTGCACGGGAACGCTTTGGATGTTACATGGACAGGCCGGAGTATTGCCGAGAAGCAGCAGATCATACGTGACTTCAGGAATGCAGGGTTTAAGGGTTTTGGTATCGGTCATAATACCATTCATATTGACCGCAGGAAGAATCCTGCATCATGGTCTTATATAGGTGGTACGGCAACAGGCGGTGGCTATATGCCTAGATGGGCAGCAGAAGCATTAAGGAATTAAGATGGAAAATGAAGTAGCAGAGCAGCAGCCACAGGTTGCACCAATACCTGAAGCACCGGCAGACAGTACAAGTACCAGGGAGATCAAGCAGTTCAGGTTTGAGCCTGTGGTAGGTCATTCACCTCTCCCAAACTCTGAGATGAGGGGTACAAACCTGCTGGAGCAGGCGAAGAAGATCAAGGCGGATGAGCAGTCTTTCACAGAGAACGAACTACGGGCCGATCCTTACTTTCAGGAGGCGGCAAGGAACATTGTAAAGTTTCGTGATTCGGATGAATTTGACTTTATGAGCGATGACGAGGTAGCTTCCTATGCCCTTGATTACATAGGTCAGGTGAACTATAACGTCCCTGCGGCTATTGCGGCTACGATGGATTACAACGAAGCTGATGAAACTACCATGGCGTCTATGGCATATCTTCTGGAAGCGTATGAGGCGAAAGAGATCGATGCCAGAGGAGTAGGCAGGGTCGCAGCAGGGCTGCTGTCTGATCCGTCTACATACCTGTCGATCGGGTCAATGGGTTTTGCAACAGGCGCACAGGTAGCTGCAAAGCAGGGCGTGAAGGAAGTATTTAAAAAGATGTTTCTGTCCAAGATGGGTTTGGCATCTACTGAGAGCGCCGCTTATGCCGCTGGCGGTACTGCCTTGCTGCAGAACACAGAGCAGGATGTAGGCCTACGAGAGGGATATGACACTGGTGAAATTGCAGCAGCAGGTGCACTGGGAGCTGCTGCGCCAAAGGTCTTACAGAAAGGTTTTGGAGCAGTAGCTGCAGGTGTTGATAATTTGATAGGAGGTCGATAGATGATACCAAAAACTGATGAGCCTACTGTAGGTGATGTTGTAGAGCAGGTGGCGGATATGCCGGTAAGTGAAGCCGTGGAAGGAGCCGAAGAGCTGGCTCAGGGACTTGGTATTAGTATCAGTGCTCAGCAGGGACAAAAGGACGTACAGCAGGTTGCAACAGAACAGGCCACAGAGACGGCGACCGCACCCAAAGAGGTAGTAGGGCAAGCCTCAGCACCTGAAGCCTCTTTAAGCACTACCCTAGTGCGGAAGTTCCTTAAGCAGATGAAAGGTCTGCATAATGTCGAGCCTAACCCTGAAGGTCGTACAGACTTTACACAGTCCTTACAGGCAAACCCTGCGATAGCAGAACCGCAGGCACCACTACCTGAGCAGATCCCTGATACACAGCTTACGCCGGATGAGGTAGCAAAACGCGTTGAAGAGGTCCAGAGCTACACATGGAGCGACAGCGACAGTCACCAGCTTAACTTCCAGACAATGCCGGACACGGACGTGACCAAGATCGTAGCAAGTATGGCAGATGTGATCGCGTCGAAGGTAGATGATCAGAGGCGTGGTAAGATGGCAGATGAGGCTCTGTACGAGATGGCGGATATTCTCCGCGCGGATCCTGCCTTCATGGAGAAAGTACTTAAGATGGAGCCGGGCACAGCTCTGGCACCTGAAGAGGTCCTGGCTGCGAAGCAGATGATGTACCTACTGGGCGAAGACATTGGGACTATGGCTCGTAAGTTCCCGGATATGGGTGATGCAGAACGTGCTGAGTTCCAGGAGAGGATAGGTACATGGGAAGCGATGTACTCTAACTTTATGGGTGGTCGGGCTGAGAGTGGTAGAGCCTTGAGAGCACACGGAGTTGACCCGAAGGTTGGCGATGCAGCGTTCGACATTGAGAATATGGCGATGGCCCTGGCACAGTCACAGAACGGCGTGAGCCTCGAGGGTAGGGCAGTGGCTCTCTCTATGGCAGACGATATACGAGGTGCTGCAAGGATCATCGAAGCAACAGGACCTAATAAACTACAGAAGACATTCGATGTTGCTTATGAGGTCTTCATCAACGGTATCCTGTCTGGGATTAAAACCCATATCGTAAACTTCACAGGCTCTTCTATACGAACCGGCGCCCATGTATTTGATACGGCGGTAGGTGGGTTGTTCGGCGGAGGGTCAAACAATGCAGCAGAGGTCATTGCCAGGGATGAGTGGCAGGCTCAGCTCTTTGGGTTGACCACCGCATGGAGAGAGGCATTTACTGTTGCCGGCAAGACCATGAAGTCTGCCGAGAAGTACGGGGATGTCGATAAGCTTGACAGCCAGTTTCATGACCCTGCAATAACCAGCGAGAACCTGGGCGGTGGTAAGGCGGTTGATATGATAGGTAGTATCATCCGCTCTCCGACCGAGCGCCTCATGGGCGGGACGGATGCATTTAACAAGTACATTGCAGAGGAGATGAGTATTGCCGGTCAGGCCTGGTCGCGTACACGCTTCCAGCAGCGCAACCTCAACCTGACAGATGACGAGGCCGAGGCGGTACTCCAAGACCTTATTATGAACCCTACCGAGGAGATGAAGACCAGAGCAAAAGAGGACGGCAAGATAATGACCTTCCAGGAAGATCTGGGGCCTTGGGGTAAGAAGGGTCAGGAGTGGATCGGAGAGAATCGTGCAGCCAAGCTGGTGGTACCGTTCTTCAAGACACCGGCAAACCTTCTAAAGCAGGGCTTCCTGGAGAGGACACCTCTTGCAGGATTCACTAAAACATTTAAAGAAGATATGCAGGCCGGAGGGAGAAGACGACAGCTAGCACTGAGTAAGATGACCACCGGTACCATGATGGGTGTCGGACTTACCACGATGGCAACCCAGGGTATGATCACAGGGCATTATAGTAAGGATCCTAATATTCGTAAAGCACAGCAGGAGGCAGGCTGGGAGCCTATGAGCTTTGTTATACGTGACGAGAAGGGGAAACCAACCTACATCCCTATGGATAGGATGGAGCCGTTCAGCTACATCTTCGGTATGGCAGCAGACCTCGGTGCACTCATGCAGGATGGGCAGATGCGGGATCTTACAGCTGAGGAGATGGATATCTACACTGAGCTTGCCAGCACGCTCGTCGTTGCGGTCGGAGAGAACACGATCAACAAGACGTTTATGACCGGCGTACGCCAGGTGATGGACGCCTTCACAAAAGGCGGCGGGTATGCAGAACGATGGGTACAGAATACTACCAATGCCTTCACACCTTTCTCAGGAGCGCGAAGGAACTTTGAGCAGCTGGTGAAGCAGAACAGAACAATGGAAGCCGGTGTGAGGGATTATTGGAAAGAGCGTATGCTGGTGTTGGATAGTAATAGTGCAGAGATCGTAGACAGCCTGGGAAGAACGGTACCTCTTAAGCACCGCTTCATTCCTTGGGATTTCGTATCACCTGAAAAGAGTCCGACTGCCCTTGAGCTGCTGAGGATCGCAAAAGAGACAGGAAGGTCTGCGATACCAGGCACGCCTAAGAAACTTGACGGTGTTGAACTGACACCGAAGCAGCAGAATAGGTTTATGAAACTGGCCAGGACCAAGGAGTTCAGAGAGATAATGCGCAGTGCTATCTCATCCAAAGAATATAAGTCTTTATACGTGGAAGATCAGATCAGCTATTTAAGGGAGATCACCAAGAAGTTTGATGCTAATGCGAAGGCTATGCTAATGCAGGAGGATAAAGGGTTGATGCGGAAGGTGGTAAAACATAAGATGCAATCAACCGCTAGGAGGATGTCTATGGAGAGCGGGGAGGATCCAGGATCACTCCTGGAGAAGCTTACTGATCAGGCGATGGGTGGCGGCCAAGGTACTCCACAATCGCAACCACAATAAGGGTCACAGCGAACGTGCTTAACAGCACGGTACCTATGTACGGCCATTGGAATATGAAGCCTAATACAAAATAAGCCAACGCAAAACCTACATAATTCTCTAGAAACCTTAAAACTTTTTTTTCAGTCAATCTCATATTCTATCCTTTATATTTAAGTATTGTATATTACCTAAGTAAACCTTAAAGGCTCCTTATTTATTTTGTTTAGGTTACTGATCTCCTTCTCAGCATAGTGGATAAGCTTCTGGAGATCCTCTACGCGATTCTCTTTTGATCTGAGTAAATACTTGAGGATGTTGCCCTCGTAATAATTTAAATCGTACGCATCAATAATACTCCAAGGTTGTATCCTATGCTTTACATAATGATCGCCGCCTACTTGTCTTTTTTCGGTTTCCATAGTTTTAATCCTTTCTTCTTGGTCCATTGATCCATCCCGATCAATCTCCTGTTTAGTATAGCATCCTCTTCTGTAAGACCTGCATCAAGATATGACTTAACCACACCTTCCCAGCTCTCTCCGTTGGATCTGAGCAGGTTTTCTGCCGTCTTCATACCAACCCTTGGGATGCCTTTGATTCCGTCCGTACTGTCCCCTGCTAGCGTCTGCAGCAGGTTGAAGTGAGCAGCCTCTTTCTTGGTGGTGGTTGTGATGAATCTTCTTAAGTGATACACGTCAAACCATGTACCGGGTACACCCTTGAGGAGATCCTTGTCGAACGATGCACCTATCCATCCCTTCTCTCTGACGTAATATGCAACAACGTCATCTGCCTCAACACCATCCTCGTAGCCGTACTTACGATGAGCCCACTTACGCAAACGATAGAACATCTTGGATCTCTTTGAACCCTTGCGGTTGTTCTTGTAGTTTGGGAAGATGTCATATCTGAAATTCCCATTGGGGTCTGAGAAGATCACCTTGACCTTGCCGCTCACTTCGCCCGGAAGGTTTGCTGCAATCTCATCCACTACTTCTGCAATAGCTTTCTTCAGTATCTTCTTGTAGGGCTTCAATGGCTTCTGATACTCGCTGCCACCATTGAGTCCTGTCTCTACCTCAAAGTAGTTCCCGGTGGAACCCTTGTCCTCTGTTGTCTCAAAGATGAGGTAATCTGCATCCAGTGCTATGTGTCGTTTCTTCATAATCCTAATTCCTTTATGTGTTTCTTCGCCAAGGTTATGTACTTGTCATAGTCGAGATCCTTTGGTATCTTTTTCTTAAGCTTCATCATCGGACGGCAGCCCTCTGACTTTGGCACCCTGTTCTTACTCTCTTTGTAGTACATTGGAGCACCCTTCTTGCTATAGTAAAAACGCACCACCTTACCCAGGTAACAGTCATCTGATATGAATGCCTTCTGTGCTGTCTCGTTACGCTTCTCAAGGGCTTTGTTCTGCTTGAACGGAACACGCTTGATATATGCATCATACTCCTCTGTGTTTGGGAAGACCTCATCTGTCCACAATGCTCCACCTCGTACAGTTCTTGATGTGCAAAATTTCGATACGTCCTGACAGTTCGCAATAGTATGCTTGATGCGTGTACCATCCTGGATGAACTTACGGATTGCTTCGGTAACGATAGGGTACTCAGGATTCTTTGCGAGTGTTGGCTCACCATAGAAACCCTTGGACTTTACATATCCATCATACTTTGCAATGTAGGAATTGACATCACGGCTGAAGAGTCCCTCGTAATAACCGAACTCCATATCCAAACCGGTCTGCTGTTCCCACTCCTTTACTAGCTTTCTTGCAAGATCTTCTTTAGTGTTAATGTACTCGATGCCATCTGTATTTGCAGAGACCACCTTAATGCCATTATCCTCGAATGCCTGGATGAGTTGAAGCAGATACAACTGACCTGTGAATGTTACTTGTAGCATGAGGTCTGGAGCGTAGAGGAATGAGTAGATAGATCCGAACTTTCCGTAGCTACCATTCAAAACAATCTTCAATACATCGGAGGTCACCTTGTCACCAGAGTGCTTTGCCTTCATCCTCCTGTCTCTGATGTTCGTGTAGATTCTCAGGAAGTCCTTACCCAGGTGCTGAGGATACAATCCTAGCGTGATAATAAGGCTGGGATACATAGAGGCTACGTCTACGTTCCCAAGGTGTCCTGTGACCGCCTGTGACTTCTCCATGCTATGCAGCCCACCAAGGCCAATGTTGTACCTGGTCTCACCAATGGTGATTACCTCATCCTTCAGCCACTCAGGTATCAATGGTGAGCCTGACTTTCCAACCTTGATCACAGTATCCTCGATGCGTTGCACCAGCTCAGGTCTGAACGTGACACCCTCGGGTGCTTTGTATAAGATCTCGTTTGGTTTATAGGTGGTTTGCGTCCTGGTAAGCTTCAATTCTTTCCTGAAGATGTCCTCTGCGATCTGTGCATCCGATCTGCTCATCACGTTAATACCATACTGTTGGCCGATGGTCTTTCGCAGCTTAAGCTGTGGCTGTAGAAAGTCATACAGTTCTTTGGTCACCTGAAGGTCAATGCGATTGTACTTGCATACATTGTTCCACATCTTCTTGTTATGCTTTGCGTGTGGGTCATATGGCAGGTCTTGTATCTGCTTGGTGTTAAGTCTTGCTCCGTAGAGCTTCAGACCTGCCCGACCTGGTGCTACCTCGATGAGGTCAATGGATCTTATGCATCGAATATCACTATAGTCCCATGGCCTGCCATCACCATCGATGAGGTCAAAGGATGTCTTGTATATCTTCTTTGCCTTTGAGCCGTGAACCATCAATGAGAGGATGATGTCGTCATAGGAGTTAGAGTTGAACCCAACCAACTGATGACCATTGATGAATGATGCAATAGCATTACTCTCGTCATGTTGGAACTGAGTGATCTTACCTGTTGCATGATCCATGAACCCAACCATTGCCCTGTTGGGCGCAACCTCAATGTCCATAATTATAATTTTCATTTCTTCTCCTTCAATATTTTATGAATCGCTGAGATCGCGATCTGCAGTTGGACAAACTCGGTGTTGAGTTTGTCATCCTCGAGCGATGCTTCAGCAATGAAGTTCATCCGCTCCCTTAACTTCTTGATCAGTTTTTCATAGTTCATTCAGAAGCCTCTCGTTAAATTGTATTGCATTCTCCGCTGCCATGTAACGGTGAATATCGGCAGGGTCTTTCTTGACTGCCAGTTTCTTCATCATCTTTCTGGCTGCCTTGATCTTAAAGTGCAGCGCCTCTTCGTACTTCATGTTCTTAAACACCAACGGATCGATGTCGTACAAGTATGTTGATGTGTGTTTCATTTTGATCCTTTCATAATTGACTCGATAAAGTGGCTACCCTTCCAGGAGCCACTCTACGAACCTACTTCTTCTTCTTCTTCTTTTTCTTCTTAGGCTCTGCTTTAAAGTCAGCAGCGCCAGAGAGATCTGAACCCTCTTCTTCTCCGAAGAGACTAGAAGAATCTGAACCACCCTGTGCGAACTCAGTGATCTGGATAGCTTTAATGTAACGTGATACACCTTTAGGTTTACCACCACTGCTGTAGATACCAAGACCTACTGCAACACGACCTTCGGTTGCTCCACCAAACTTACCGAACTTCTCAGGATCAAGTGGTGATTTATGTGCATCAAAGAGCTGTATCACAATTGGATCCCCTGACTCAAACTGAGTCTTACTCTTGACGTACAATCTGTATGTACCGTCTTTCTTTTTCACCATCGTGTCGAAGTTGTCTGGCTTATCGTTCTTGTTGCCATCCTTGTTTGCATTCCAAAAGTCAATCACTGTTTTCTTAAATGCATTCGCTTCTTCCTTACCAAGGGCAATGGCTACTGTGTACTCTTTGCCGTCTTTACCGTAGTTGTCTACACCCTCACCGCTTACTACACCGAAAGGTAGGTTTGCTGTTGGGAACTCTGCTGCCGGTACCAATGGTGTTATGCTTACTACTTTTGACATCTTATAGTCCTTTTGCTTGTGTTTTTAATGCTTCAAGTACTGACCCACCGAAGCCTTCTTTCTTCGCTGCCTTGATAAGCTTGAGTGCTTTCTTACCCTTACCTTTGGCAATGGCCTTCTCGATGTCAGTAAAAATGTCCTCATCAACAATCGCATTGATTGCCTCTTTTGCTTCATCAACCTTTGCTGCTTCCTGATCTGTGATACCCTTGAAGGCTCTGTCAAAGAATGCTACTGTGGCTCTCGTTGCTGTTCTTGCTTCTGCTGCTCTGTCACTGTGTCCTAGTACTTCAAGTACCTCTGCTGTGATTGCGACTCTGTCGTTACGTTTTAATGCGGCTACTAATGCGTTCATTGTGTTTTCTTTCTGTCATTTTATTATTTAGTGGGTGACAAAATCCACAACAAAACACTCCGTAGAGTGCTCTATTTAGATTCTTCTAAAATATCTTTGATCTGATCGATCCTCTCGACAGCCTCTTCTATCAGGTCTCTGAGCTCCTGGAAGTCCATCTCTCTCAAGGCGTCAGCGTTGACACCTTCATAATGCATACTCTCGATCTTGTCGAGTTGTGCTTGTACTCTACTTAACATTCTCTTCTCTCCTTTGGTTTTGTCTTGATTTTGGTCTTTGCGGACCGCCATGATCCGCGCTGCATCTCTTACTGTGATGTCACCTCGGAAGGCGATGAGGTTTTTAAGTTCTGTGTATGTCATCTTAAAGCCTTTCTGTGTTTTGATTCTGTAGTATGACATATGTTTACTCAAAGATACCTTAACTTGCATATATTTCTCACAGAAGTTTCTAAAGATGCCATTCCTGCTGTGTATTTGTTATAGATAAGCTTGATGGTCTCTCGGTATTCAGGGCTTTCCCGGTACTCTTTGGCAACGTGCCACACCCAGCCGTCCTTGTATCCCTTGGCAGATGCAAGTTCATGTATAAACCTTTCTATGTCCTCGTTGCGTACCTTGTCCGTGTTGGTATAGTCTGCTACAAGCTTAAGACGCTCTATCTCCTTGGTCTCCTCAACTGTCTCCTTCATAATACCCTCGCAGTTCGGACAGTACCAGGTCTTGGTGATGTAATCTGCGGTCTCATAGGTCTCCTTGCGACAGTTTCGCATCTGCGTTTCATAACCACAGTCAAGACACTCAAGGTCTTTGTACTCAGGGTCTTCCCTCTCGGATCGTGCAGGTCTCTTGCGGTTAAAGTCTCTTTGCATTGTTGGGTATCCATGCTTCTCTACAGTACCTGCAATGTCAATGATGAGGCAATCCTCTTTACCCTTGTGAATTCTCAGTCCCCTGCCAATGATCTGCAAGAATAGTCGCAGGGACTGGGTAGGTCTTGCAATGATCAATGCATCAACCGAGGTCTCATCAAAGCCGACAGTGAGCTTACCGACATTAATAAGGACATTCACATTGCCCTTCTTAAAGTCAACCAGGCTCTCCTCCTCATCTGTCTCATCGAGATCCGAGTGAACGATGGCTGTTGCAACACCATGCGAGATGAAGTCCTCGTAGATGATGTTTGCGTGTGCGATGTTAACAGCAAAGATCATTGTCTTCCTGTCGGTAGCGTACTTGTTCCAAAGTGTGTACAGATTCTTTACACGTGCATCCTCACCCATTAGTTCACCGAGCTGTGACTCGTTGAACTCACCGCCTACGATGTCAACATTCTCCAGACCTTCTGGTGTCTCTGCAACCATGACCTTGGGTTCTGTCAGCCATCCCATCTTGATGAGATCTTTTGTCTGGTGCTTGTAGTAGGTATCGTCCCAACCCTCAAGGCGATACCCGGCAGCATCCACAGGGGTAGCAGATAAGCCAACCCATCGTGCCTTGTTCCAGTAGAGATCCACGACATTCTGCATTGATGCGGCACCGAAGTTAATATGTACCTCATCGATCAGGACGAGGGTGATGTTACCCAGGTAGGATCGCTTGTGCTTCTCTAGCCGTCTGTGAAGTGTGGCGGTTGATGCAACAAAGACATCGCATTCTTTGTCATACACGGTATCTGTTCCCATGATGACCGATGGATAGAATGCCTCTACTGTGTCAGCCAGCTGTTTCACCAGCTTCCTTCGTGGTGCAATGATGAGCACACGACCACCCTTCTTGATCTCTCGCTTTACGAGGTTGAAGATGATGGCACTTTTTCCATAGCCTGTCGCTGCTCCGAAGAGTTGGTGTTGGTGTGGTGACTTCTTGAGGACCTTGAAGTCCTCTTTTTGGTACTTACGGAGTTTCATTTGTTAATTCCTCTGTTG